AGCATAACACAAGTGGGGACTAGTCTCTATATCCAAGACTAGTATCTTACGCTTTTCTTTTGGCACGTTTCCTCCTTTGCTTGCCACCGAACTCTTTGATCCACTCGTTTGGAATCTCATGTCCGATGCAGTACGGAATCTTGTTATCTTCTGCCCATGTGGAGTAGCGTGACTTAGACCGTGGATACAACGGATTGTTCCGCATGAACACCAACCTAAAGTCTATCGTCGGATGAGACGATAGAAGGCCGAGTATTCTGCGGCGTTCCTTCGCGGTAAGACGCCCTTTGCACTCAAGGTAGCTGCCATGCGTTTTGAAATCAGGCGTGTATACCGTGTCCTGTTTAATCCCATTAGACCCGCAAGCGCCGCAATATACCTTCGGCACTTCAACGGAAATCTTAAAGGTGTCAACCTCGTACTCATACTTCACATTCCTAGTGTCTAAGAACTCAGCGAACCGCTTCTCGAACCCACTACGGTACGGCCAGTTCTTTCCTTTCTTGACTGGCTTAGGCATCGAGAATCTCTGGTACGTTGGGCACCTTCTTAATTTCTGTAAGGTACACTGGTCCCCTAGAATAGATGAAGGTACGAACTCCGGGCCAACATTCCTTCTTGAATGGGCAGTACGAGCAGGCAACACCCAGCTTCATGTTACCCGACTTCCCCTCCGGTTCAGCTTTATAGGCCCGGTCAGGTGTGCCGCGCTCAATGGCATCAATATGTACCTTGATCTTAGCCCTCTGCTGATCTGCATGTTTCCCGGTCCCGAGAGAAAGCTTGATGTGCCCAAGGGTTTTGTCAACTGCCAGTATCCCGACCTGCTCACTGGATCTACCCCAGTTGCGGTAGAAAGAAACCTGATCGACATATCCAAACTTATCATCATAGTCATCCAAGTTAGATGGAAGAGCTGCGAATCCAGCGGGAGTCATTGACTTGACATCAATGGGTACCCCGTCAATCACAGCGTCCATTCGCCCTCGTACTTCCCACCCATTGTCGAATACTGCAACCACCTTCTCTTGGCATCCAGATACGCTATGACCAGCCGCCTCTGCCAGAAGCAACGTGGTTTCCTCCACAACATCCCCGTAGAGGAACTTGTAGTAAGTGTGAGGCGGGATAGGTTCTTCTTGGTAATTATTGATGCGGTAATACAACTTCCTTGAGCACCGCTCACCCGCTTCGGAAGCGTACAGAACATTTGACTCCCTAGTCCTGTTCTCCCTTGACTCGAAGCTATCCTTGACATGGTGGGCAGCCCTCTCGCCAAAGTTCTTAAGCACTTCGTCACTCAACCCGGCATGGGTAGCCGGGTTAAGGACGTTGTACATATCTTCTACTAGCGTAGTGATGTCACTCATCGTCAGTCTCATCTTCATCCTTGATAACGCGGCGAGCCTGCTTGCTGGCACGCTCCGCCAAGTTGGAAGCAAGCGCAACCTCACGCTGACCGGAGCTGAACTCAGCAAACTTGTATGCCATCTTCAACACTTCTTCGATCAACTCATCGGTGCTCTTCATCTCATCCTTGCCGGGAACAAACTCAAGTGCACCGTTACAGAACATGGTGACCGCATTGGTCAGTGCGTTCTGACGGATGATTGCCATCTCGCCACTCGTCTTAGGAACGGGGAAAGGGCGAGAGCTAGCGGAGGGGCGAGGAGCTGACCCCGAGGCTGGGGCTGACTTGGAAACCGCCTGTGCATTACCGTTCGAGGAACTAAGCATCTTAAGTTCTCCAAATTTCTGCTCGACATCGAGCGTGACATACTGGCCGACTGCGAATGGCTGCTTGAATCCAACGTTTACCTCCTGACCATCATCCATCACAACATAGTGGACCTTGAAACGCTTGCCCGCCTTGCTAGTGATGACCTTATCGGTGACGCTATCAACTGTACCCTTGATCTGCATTATATCCTCCTTACCAATGGTCTTTTATCTCGTGTTCAATAACAAATGGAACGGGAACCTCGATCTTCCAAAGCTCCCAGAGTAATTCAGGTAGGTGGTTAGACACCACATCTTGAATAAAGTTCACTAAGGTGTCGGTGTGATTTTCCGGTGTAGCATACAAAACAGAGTCGTGGACTGCTGCTAGTATAGCAGTCTTCCACCACACTGAAGCCGGGCCGTTATAGTGCATCATTATGTAGTGGGCGTACCCCAAGAACAGTGGGAAGATGTCGCCAGTTGCGAAGCCCTGTACTGGGTAGTTCTTCGGTTCGGTTGGCTTAAAGTTTAGGGCAGCCTGCCCCCTTTTCCTAAAGTTCTTAGGCACTTCACTCTCTGTGAAAGTGAAGATCCTACCTGTCTCGGTGTGATACTTAGACACTCGTGCGTGCTGACCGGCTACGACTGGGGACTCTGGTGTGACAAGGGCGACAGCTTCAACAGCATCGAGGACCTCCCTCTGCCACTCCTTTACACGGGGGTACCGCTTATAGAAAGCAGCTATCAACTTCTTCACTAGCTCAGGATCGGTGCCAGTCTGGTTGCTTATTGTAACAGGGCCGCCACCATAGATCAACCCAAAGTTCACACCCTTAACGATCCGGCGCTCTCGTTTGTCTACGGTGGTGGGGTCTTTCCACTTGTAGACTTCTTTCCCTGTTTCGTAGTGGACATCCGCCCCTGATTTGAGGTCTTGAATAAGTCTCTTATCCATAGACAGGATAGCCAGTCCGACGACTTCGAGTTGTTTGAAGTCGAACTCCACCAGTTTGCTAAAATTGACGGCCTGTACAAACCGCTTCGCAAACGGTGGTATGTTCTGCATGTTGGGGTTCGAGCTTGACGTACGGCCTGTATTTGTAACCGCGCAGTTGATGGACGGATGTACCCTGCCATCATAGGACGTACTGGCAGCTTCAAGTAAGGGCACGAAATAAGTAGAATCCGCCTTCTGAATTTTTCTCGTATCACGTACCACCTCTATGTACTCAAGAATCCTAGACTCGTAAGAAGTTGATGCATCCCCTATCGCTTTACAAACCTTGTCTAGCATGGAGTCACTAACGTCATAGCAACCAGTTTTCATCTTGGTTGCATCAAAGAACGTTGGACTCAGGTACCCCGCCGGAGTCCATCTCTTCTCAATGTTCTTAAACTTTTCTTTTCCATTCTTGTATACACCCACCTTCTCACGCTCCGTGTACTTAATGCCCGGAGCACCGAACACGACAGTAGAAATGGTGTGATTAGACAGCGGATTGGCATCGCACGAGATCCCCATCTCTTTAAGCAATTCGTGTAGTCTTGCGTGGTTTTTGTTGAGCTGCTGCTCACAGGTGAAGTGGGCAGTCTTGAGTCCGTTGATGTCTACCTTGAGCCCATTGATCTCTAGCTCAATGTAAGCTTCGAGAGCTGACATCTGCACACCGAACAGGGTAAGCAAGTTCTTAGACACTAACAAAGGGAGCTGCTCTTCCCATACATTGAATGTGATATCAAGGTCTTGAAGAAGGTAGTCATTCAAGACATCCTTATCTATCTCACTTGCTTTGATACCCTGCTTAAACATCTCCTTTACAATATCATTCTTACCTTTCAAAGAATAGATAGAAGCAAGTCTATCAAGACTTGCCATCTTTTCTGTCTGTCCTGATAGGAGATACTCAGCTACCATTGTATCAAACAACGGAGCATAGTCTCTGATATCAACATCCAGCTTGTTGAAAATGAACTGGGTGTCAAAAGAAATGTTGTGGCCTACCCAATACCAGTCTCCCCTAGCATAGGGAAAGTTGTCTAGGAAACCTATGAACTCCTCAAGAGTCTCACCCTCGAACACTTCATGTGCTAGGGTACCATCATCATCAATCCACTTTACCCCTATCATCACGATACTACAACTGCCGCTGTGAGGATCGGTACCATCTGTCTCAATGTCAAGGACAACAGGCTGCTTATCCTGATACGATAGGTACCTATTCATGTACCCTTTAAGTTCAGTTTTCACGACGCCGCTCCTTTGGGGTAGGCAATAGAGTAGAACCTACCCACATCACCATCGAAACCAACTGTTAATCTACCATGCCTCAGCCCCTTAATACAGCGAGGGCCACCGGGTGTCTTGTTCTTAGCGATAGAAATGTACCGCTCGTCATCTACTGTATGATCCTTGCCTATCATAAGGAGTACATCAGCCTCGCCTTGCATACCAGTCTTGCTACCATAGAGCTGGCTCTGGTCTAGCCACATCTGTCCCTCCGCCGAAGCGTCAGCCTGAGCGACAGCCATGACCACACCATGCTTGTCGGCGGTTCCTCTCGCCCATTGTGACAGAGCCCGTAACCGCTCGACACCTTCGAGTTTGTTGAAGCCCCGTATCTTATCCAAGACGTTGAACGCAATGAGCCCATAGTCACCGGATCTGAGAACCCGTTCCACATCCTTCGTGGATAGACCCGTGTCATGGTACACTTCGATGTCGTGAGTTCCTAAGAACTCTTTGTACTCTTTCTCGAACTTGGCTGGGTCACTTGCGAGATCCCAGACTGTAACTCCGAGAGCGGACTGTATAAGTCGGACGGCAACTCTATCTCCTCCCTCCTCGTTGTTGAATATGATAGCCCTCTTCCCATCCGGTAACTGTCCAACCATATGTGTGAACTCTGACGTAACAAAGGTAGTACCTCCTACTTCTGGTCGTTTACCCACGATGATGAGATCACCTTTCCGAACCGGGCCGACACTACGGTTGAGGTCTTCCAGCCTCCACTCGTATCCCCCCGAGGTAACGACGCTGGTAATGAGATCGGTGAGAGATCTACGAACGAAAGCACTACTGGCACCCAGCCTAGACTGCGTGACAGTACCGGCCTCAACTGCTGCTTCAAGCGCATCCCAGTCAGCCTTTCCATCCTTAACTTCTTGTGCTTTACTGATAACTTCATCGGCAAACCTCAGCGCAAGAAAGCGCGTGGCAATCGACTCATCTTTCTCCATACTCTCTGCCTGAGAGCAGATCCTTTCAAACACCTCAACTTGCTCAGTTTTCCAAGTAGGGTGGAGAGAGATCCTTGACCACACGATGAAGGGCTGCCACCTAATCGCATCTTCTTCCGGGTGAGCATCGAACCACTCTCCCATATCCTTAATGATCTGCCTTGTCTCGGCCAGCACAGACTGGCCCTTGACATAGGGTGCGTACTTGTTGTACTGATCCCTATCTTCAAGTACCTTAAGTAGCTGGCTGTCAATCACGATTGCTTTTCCTTCTTGTGACAGGTGTCATGTACTACCTTTGGGACAGTTACTGCAAGGGGAAGTTCCCTAAGATCTTTCTTAGCTGCGATCCACATGGTCACATCAAAGGGAGTAGCACTACCGGGACACGATGCAAGAAACATCCTGCGCCCATTGTCCACACCGTGTGCTAGTGTATACAGGTACAACTGTGTACCTAGTGCACCATGCAACATGCCATTGACATGCAACTCATAGTGCAGCTTGTCAGTATCGTTACCTTCACGATACATCTTGATACCGTCTGCTGCTGTGAACAACTCGGCATCTGCGCCGTGCGCGTTGGTTGTTGCGCCAAGCGCAAGCAACAAAGTTCCTAGGAACTTGTACATTTAGTGTGCCCTCCTGCTTGCTTTAGTCACTTCATCATACAGATCCGACTGTCTTAAACACTTCGGATCTTTGTGGTTCTCAACCCGTGCAACCTTAGATCCAAACGCACGAGCAAGTGATACGATTCTCTTAGCATGTGAATGTACCACTTCATTGTCGTTATCTAACCACACCACTACTGGACCGAGCTTAGTATAATCAAGTACTAGCTCACTCCTAATGTGGGTACCGTACAAAGGAACAGTATACTTACTGACCCTCGATACTTTTATAGCGGACAACAAATCTTCCACTATAACTATGCAGTTAGCAACGCCGGGAGCGTAGCTAAGTATCAATGTCTCAAGATTGTAGTGCTCTTTCTCTTTGACAGTAAGATACTTAGGCCCACTCAACGCACCAGCTACTGCTCTCGACTGGTATCCGTGCAGTACACCAGTCTGAAATCTACCAGTCGCATTGCGAATGACTGTGCTCCATATTGGTAGCACCAGTCTGCCACTATCCAAGTCACACCTGAACCCATAGCTCTCCATCTCATCAAAGGTTATGCCATAACTAGTGGGCCATGCCATGTATCTTGGGTGCTCACTTGAGATTGGCTCTAAGTCATTGTAATTGGCCCACGTTGTTGCCGTTGGCATCGGACGCTTGCTACCAAAAGCTAAGCGGAGTTCATCTTTGTCAGTAGCATACCCCGCTTCGCCACAGTTGTGGCAGTACGCAACTAACCTATCAGGGTGGTCAGCTTTGCGTGTGATGTACAGCCTGCGGCGAGTGTCAGTCCCCGCCGAACAGTCTGTATGATTGACACGCACCGTGCCGGTAACGCTCGGCGCGTTCTCAAGTATCAAGTCCTTGTCAATCATTTGGATTCTCTTTTAGTCTAACTACATATCTTATATATATATTCTACCCTCGTGTCCTGCTCCACCGGGAAGCCCCCGGCTTTCTGGTATTTGTATCCTTTGATACAGCACATGGCAGTCCACTTGAGGGCTGGCTTATGTACGGTAGCCACACCCTCCGCTTACTTATAACACAGCGTTAGTTCCTTTTTCAATTGAGTGCAAGGCACGGCCAACTGCAATGGCCCACCCTAGCTTGCGACTCGGGGTATCTTTGGGTGAACACATGGACTCACCGAACCACATGGTCTTGTCATCATAGATGGCACAGACTGTAAGATACTTGGGTGTGTGGCCCTTTGTCTTAGGTGGACGGTGGTCATGGTATACTCTGACTGTGTATCCTAACTCCTTGAGATGCTTGATCTTTCTGATGTACTCGTCGTGCTGGTGAGTGAGACTCATTAGTGTACACTCCTCTGCTCTGCTTCGGTTGGGTCATCGACAATCTCCACGTTGTCCAACAACTGGAGAAGTAGCGTGGCTTGGATGCAGCGAACTCGATGCAGCTTGGTGAGTATACCAATAAGCACCCAGAGCACAAGACTGTAGGCCCACCCAAGCATGGCGGGCCATTGGCCCTCGACTCCAAACCAGATGGTGAGCGCAAGCAGAGCAGCACCCATAGCGTGAAACGCAACGCCGAACTTGGTTCCTTTCATTAGCTCGTTCATGTCCAAGCTAGCCTTCAAGTCGGTCTTTATCTTGTTCATGTCATTCATCTTTCTTGTCCTCTTTAAGTGCGTTGAGAAACAGTTGCTTGTCGAACCGAACGTTGTCATCCTTGAACTGTTGCATGAGCGCAGAGGTCACAGCAGATACACCGAACAGTACCATCTGCTTCTCGCTCTCATTGAATGTCTCTGACTTAGAGACGGTGGCGATTGAGTTCCTAAGAACTTCTGCTACTGAATCGTAATGCTTCTTTGTGAACTTCGGGCTCATGTCTTGGTCCTCAGTTTCCCACTCAAAAGGATTGATACCTACCCTCATCATCCCCGACTGTGCCGGGATGTTGATGTTGCAAGTATCACCGTGGTTCATAGCGATACCATTGAGATGCTCTCTCAATGATTCCATACCTACCCTGTCCAGTGATATCACATATGTGCCACTAGGTATGTCACGGTCTATCGAAACGGACCGCCCTCTCAAGGGTGGAGAGCAAGGCTGCGTTGAGTTGGTCTGTGTCGTGGATAACTTTGGTGTGATCCCCGTAGAATGTGCAGACTGAATTCGATTGGATACCGATGCCATAGGTCTCGATCCTCATGCGGTTAACTTCCTTGATGATGTAGTGGAGGTTGTCAGCAGGGTCGCTGCAATCGTAGCCGACGCTGGGTGACCCGTCACTTAACACGATGAGGATCTTGCGTGCTTCCCTCCTGTTCACCATGCGTTGTGCTGCAAACAACAGGGCGTCAGCGTCAGCGTTGCCGTTGCTGTGCTCCACAAAGGAAGTGAAGCGAGCACCGATAGCATCGGCTGACACACCACGCTCATCGTATGGCTTGATGATACCGACATCATGCCACGACCAGCCAGCACTAAAGCCAATCACTTCGGTCGGCACACGCAAGCACCGCTCGAATACATCGACCAGCCTCTGTGTTGCACGGCAAGCGACCCTCATCTTGTCGCCAGTCATGGACCCAGAGTAATCAACGAGTAGCGTAATGCAAGTGTTCAACGAAGTGTGCTCTTCCATCTGGTAGAACACACGACGATTCCACTCACCACCATCACGCTGTGGCATGAGGACACGGATCATGTTGCGATGGTCCAGCTTGCCAGACTTAAGTTCATCTACCTTGTGAGTACGCTGCCACGACTGGATCATTCGACGTACCGTGTTGGCAAATGCCCTGTCCTCAAGGCTAGAGGTACCGAACATATTGTGCCCGCTGAACCCACGATAGTCATGGGTTTGGATACAATCATCAGGGAAAAACGCAGTCTTGTTCTGGTACTGGTGACCAGTCCAGTCTATCCTCATCGGTGAGCCGTCACCCTTCTGGTTGTGCTCGGACTTGATGACATCCTTCCAGCCGACAGTCATCTGCTCCTTGCCGGTAGCCTCGTCCTTCGCCTCGTCCTCGAAGCGGTCCACTCCCTCGCCTTCTCCCTCTCCATCTTCCTCGCTGTCACCCTCTCCGTTCTCACCCTTCTCCTTGCTACGCTGCGCCTGCTGCTTGTACTTTTGCTCCTCTTCATCCGCATCCTCGTTAGGATACAGCCTGTTGAACAGGTCCTTTGCCAACTGGTGCGAGGCATCTTCGTCACCACCCTTGCGGATGCGATCAGCCCAGCCCTCAGCTATTAGCTCATCGGTCAGGTCCGTCACCTCTTTGGGCATAGCCCTGCGAATCATGTCATCGTTGGCTTCAGCCAACCAGTCCCAGTCCTTGCGTGATTCGATAGCCACAAGGTAGGAAGCGATAGCCTTGACTGCATGTTCACCCGCAGTCTTGCCACCTTCCAGTCCCTTTCGCCACGACTCAGCAGTCTCTCGTGCGATGACGTTGTGACCCTCGACCAGATCCACCCTGTCACCACGCCACTTCTGTTGTACCTCCCGCTCCATGATCTCATCTTCCACGATGTTCCAGAGTGCACCGAGAGGGTGGCCCTTCGGAAGGTACGCTTGTTCGAGTAGCTCGATACTCTTGAACCGCAGCCTGTGGCCCGGCTCATGTGCCTTAGCACACCGCAGCTTCTTGAGATCATCCATTGTGATGGGAGGCTGAAGCTCGGGGAACACCACCTCACCACGGTTAGTGTACGCTGTCGGTGCTCCGTCCTCGAAGCGAACCGTCAGCCCGTGCTCGGCACACCGACGCACCACATCATTACGAAGGTGCCTGATGTCCAAGATGTGAGCGAACAACTGCATGTCTATCTCCCGTAGTTCCTAGGAACTAGACCTTCAAGTCCTGAGCGAACACCTGACTGAAGATGTTGCACGCCAGTGCCTTGTCATCTGGTCCCAACTTGTCAGCCCATGCCACCACCAACGAGTCGTTGATGTTGCCGAACAACTCTGCCTTCTCAGCCCACGACATAAGAGCACGGACACTGAACGTCTGCATCATGGTGCCCTGCTTGAACGCAGCCCTCACCTGATTGGCGAACGCCACCATGTCGATGATGGTTGCCTTAGTGAGCAGAGGGTAGCGGCCCTCGATCATCGGGATCTCCGTGTCCTTTTCGAGATAGTCCACGAAGATGGTGGATGTGATGCGGTCCAGAGTGGACAGGTCCTGCACCTCAGAGATGTAAGCACCACTCGTGTCACCTGTACCATTGGTGTTGTCCGTCAGCCACAGCCAGCCCTTGCCCTCAGGCTGAGTTATCCGCCTCTCGTCGGGGTCCAGCCCCGCTGCATCAGGAAGGATCAGCTCACCCCGCTTCTCGAAGCAGGACTGGATGCTCATCAGTACCGGAGAGCGGAACGCTTCGTCCACTAGGATGAAGCCACCATGTAGGTAGGCCAGAGCGAACAACGGCCAGTCGTACCGCACCACATTCAGGTTGGTGTCGGGGTCGATGCCGATGATGTCCTTGCCCACGAACTCGGTGCTGTCCTGCCTCCGGTGACAAGTGATCCTGATGTACGGGATGCCGAGCTTGGCACACATAGCCTTCGGTCCCTCGCTCTTGCCGGTACCAGTAGGACCATGCAGTAGCGTCCGGTCACCGAGGTACATAGCGAGTGCCATCTTCTCGGTCACCTTCTTCGGCCACTTGTAGTGGGTGAGCACCTCACTGCTTGGGATGTACGGACGGACACTCTCGTGCCAGTCCGGTGCATCGAACACAGGCAGCGGCACATCAGGGATGTATTGCGGCTCCCAGAACAGGGAGCTAAAGGGCTGCCACCCCTTAGGCGCAGCCACCGTTGGTTTAGCCGCGCTCTTTATGGCAGCCGGGGCTCCGGTGTTCGCCTCGTGGTTGGCCCGGATAGCACTCAGCACATCCGGGTCAAACGCCATCTCACTCATCTTCATTGTCGCCTCCTCAGAGAGCGGTCTTGATTGCTTCCACGCACCGCGCATAAGCGGACTCATCGTGGTCCTTGAGTTCACTCAGCCTACGACTCAGGCTATTGAACGAAGCCCACACCTTCTGCTCTGGTGTGAGCTGTGCACTACTGTACTTCTTCGCCTCCGCTTCGAGTGCCGTCTTGCCCAGCTTGCTTGCGCTGTCGCTGTCGAGATTGACACCAACAGTAAGTGCCTTCTTGATGACGGACTTTGCACTACGAGCGTAGTTGGTACGAGAGTTGCGGAGCTTCGCCTTGTCTGCCTTTACCTCCTTGCTGTCGTGGAGGTTGGGACGGCAGTCCTCCATGTCGTTGACCACGGACAACACGATGCCATACATCGTGGAGTCCACATCTTCGAGAGCCTTCAAGCCCTCGCCAAAGGCGAACTTGGGATGGGTGGTGACACGACGCAGCATCACCTTGAAGTACCCTTCGCCCAGCTTGCCGTCCACTTCACCAGCAGCCAGCTTGGTAGAGGCCAGCTCACGAACGTCATCATCGGTGACATCGTAGCCCTGCTGGATCAGCCTCTTTGTGATAGGTGCTGTCACTTCTTTGTCCTCCTCTTGGACTTTGGTTGGACAACCGAGGGTTCTATTAGTTCCCTCTCCTCAGCATAAGTTTTTGTGGAGTGTGCCCACTCCAGAGCTTCCTCCTTTGTGTTGAAAGTGGGGGCAGACCTTGTGATATCCACCCTGTTCTTAGTGATAGTGGTCCGCTCACCGTACCACACATCACCACTCTTGACAGCCCTTACGCTAGCCATCTTCTACCTCCTCTAAATAGTACGCTGAAGCTCGTTCTAACCTAGGGATACACGCGCTTGTCCTCTGATGTCACTTAATATCCTGCCCTCACTACTGTGTTCAGCCACCGGCTTCACTTAGAGGTCAGACCTCTATCCACC